TTTAGAATCTTTGATGGCCTGTCCATTACAACAGAACCAGTTGAACCAAGTGTATATGAAGCCGTTCCAGAAACAAGAGGAATGGATGCCATTCTCATTGTCCATAGATTTAAGCCTTGCCTGTTCCAAGATTTCAACAGATAGTTAAGTGCTTCAGTACCCGTTGTGTATTGTTCAGTTGTTGGTACTTGACCCTCAATAACAACACCAAGAATACGAAGAGCACCTTGAATAACTTGGTCACGAGTAACTGAGAACGTAGTTGTCATGATGCCTTTCCAAAAATAAAAGAGAATGCAGCAGCAGCAACTAAACCAACAACACCAACTACACCACCTATAACCCATTTACCAACAAGTTGGTCAATAGGCTGTTGTTTCTCAATCTCTCTGATTCGATCTTCAAACCCATCAATACGATCAGACATACGTCCAGCGAAAGACTGAATAGTGTTGTGCTTTTCTTCGAGAAGAGCTAGTTTATTGAATGCTTCTGCAATTTGTTTAAGTGCTTCCCGAATTTGTTTCAACTCTTCTTTCTGTTGCTCAAGTTGAAAATTTAAAATTCGTAAAGTCACGGTATCATCTAATGGTTCTGCCATAGTATTATCTTAAAGATGGATTTAAAGAAGCGACAGAACAACCAGCTACTCCGTACCCGGCTACACCCGATCTACCTTGTAGTGTACATAAGATTGTAATGAACTGGTCAGTTGGTTCTGGTCTGGTGAATGGAACAGGGACAGGATCAGCAGGAGCAGTGACAAGATAGTCTTGAGGATGGCGAGGCTCCCAATCTTTCTCGCACACCCTCAATCCATCCCATCTTAATTTGATCTTTGAAGCATCATAACGAGTACCACAAACATCACAGATAGCATACCAATCTCCCGCCCTCCATCTTTTATGGAAGTGAGACATTTGATATTAAATCCCTTCGTAGAATACGTTGATTGTTCCAGCATCGAAGGTGTCGGTACTACCAATAGTAGTAAATCGAACAGTTGTTAATACACCAGAAAGAGTCTTTGAACCAGCAGACACAGCGGAGAATGCTTCGCCAGCACGAAACACCGTTCCAGATTGAACCCAAGTATTTCCACCTAAGTTTTCAATTGTGATTTTACCTGTAACAACAGAAGTAGCTGCTACTCCAGTCAATACAAATCCAGTTGTACTATCTACAGTTGCAACAGCAGCAGCCGTAAGCGCACTTCTAGTCGCTACATAAGATGCACCATCTATACCACCAGACGTTCCCAACTGTACTTGCAAAGCATTAGTACCAGAAGTACTCACACCATCAATAAGAATAGTAATCTTTTTTACCCAAGAGGGAATCGAATAGTCTATTGATGTCCCAGAAGTGGTATTAAGTTGAGTTAAATAATTTACGCGCTCACTATCGTAGTTTACAGATAACCCTGAATTACCAAGAGGCATAGCAAACTCCTATATTATTCAATACCAGCTTGAACCAGTCGCATATTAACTGTTCCAGTTCCAGCAGTTACATTTAAACGAACAGCAGTGACAGGAAAAGCGTAATTGCCATCAGCAGTGCCAGTCTTACCAACCAGTGTAGGATGGTCAACCCAGACGGGAGTACCACCAGCAATAACGTTGTCAAGAGTATGTTGAACACTGTAAGTAGCAGAGCCAGACACATCACACAAGATAGAAAGTGCAAAGTATTCTTTTCTCCAATCTACCGGAATTGCTGCTGACGTACCCACACCTGTTACTGATATGGTCTTTGGACGAGCCATGTTTAATTATTCCTTAATTGTTTTGTACAAATAAAAATAGGGAGATTATAATCGTTTGACTATAAAACTCCCTATTAGTTCATTACTTTATTTTATTAAATAACGTAAGCTACAGTAACACCCCAAGGGCCACCAGCAGAACTAGCTGTACCAGTTTCACCGTAATACGCCAAGATTTCAATATCTTTCAACATGGTTGTCGGGTTAATACCAACATCAGCAGAACCAACACCTACAGCATTCAAACCCGGAGTGGTCGGAGCAGCAGCAGTTTTAACATCAGATTGAAGGACAGTTGTAGAGGCAGCACCAACACGACGAGCAGCAACAGTAATAGTTGCAGTCGTACCAGCGTTAGATGCTGTGGCTGTTGCGTTAGCTACACCAGCAAACAAAACAGTAGCACTACCCGGAAGAATAGCTTTTACCGTGGTAGTCGAAGTGTCAGTTCGAGCAATCGGAAAAGTTTTGGTCAGGAGTTGCTTGCTGTTGCTGGACGAAGTTACTTGAGAATCAGTAAATACGGCCATTTATTATTCCTTTAGATTTGAGAAAGCCCTCCCCGAAGGGAGGACTAATTCATTGTGGATTAAGCACCAGCAGAACCGTAACAAGCACGAGCATCAGACCAGCCGAAGGAATAACGTTCAGTAGCTTTGTACTTGGCGTTATCAGTATCGAAGTCAGGCTCATTAACAAATTCCATAGCACGACGTTCAAAATACTTCAAACCATCAGGAGCATCAGTCTTGATGAACCAAGCATCCGGGTCAGTCAGATATTGGTTAATTGCCAATTCTTTGAATACACCCTTAGATTTCAGTGCATTCAAGTCATTGTTAGCAGTGCCCGGACGACCTTCAGTTCCCAACAGACGAGTAGCTTCAAAAGTCAATTCTTTTGGAACAATCAGCTTTTGAGGCTTAACCATGATCTTCAAACCACGGTCATCAGTGAAACCCATGATGTCAATAGAGGCTTGTTCCAAAGCAGCTTCAGACAAGTCAGCAGCAACAGCGATTTGGTTAGACCAAGTACCACCGGCTACGTTAGGGTGGGAAGCACTAATCAAAGGAACACCATCACCGCCGACATAAGAACCAGAGAAGGCTCGGTTCAATACGTTAGCACCAACAGTTTCTTTAGTCAGACGCAAACTACGGGCCAGTGCCTTAGAACGCTTTTCACCAACATAGTCATACTGGTCATCTTCATACATATTACGAGTGATGATGAAACCCAGACCATATTCAACGTGTTGATACCGAGTCAAGAAACCTTGGGATTCAGTATCATAAACGATCGGAGCGCCTTCAGCACGTTGAGCAGCAAGGCCGAAAGAGCTTACAGAAATATCTTCTTCAAATGCTTTACGGGAAGTATTCTTATCGAAGATTTGTGACCACTGTTCGTCCCAATCATTATACGATTTACCAAAGATCGCATTAAGTCCGGGATACAGGAGCTTGGAAAAACTACCCGAAGTAATAGTTGCCATTTATATTTTATCCTTCGTTAATTATTACAGGCCAACTACAGCGTTAGCATTCTGATGACGGTTAGGAATTACCAGCCACTTAGCGTTAGTAGAGGCAATATCGTTATCTTCACGTTGAGCCATACCGACCAACTTGAAACCCAGAGTAGCAGTAACAGCTTTAGTTGCACCGTCAAGTTGCATGTTAGAAACAGCAGTGTTGCCAGTTACAGTTGCAGCAGTTACAGTAGGATCAAGGTTCAAACCAACATCAGCAATGTTGACTACCGCGTTAGCTTGTACTTCATAAACAATGTCAGGACTATCAGCAACATAAACATAGTAGGCTGTAGAAGCAGGACGATAGTTTTTAGTCAGATCAGACGGATACGGTTTGAAACCAATTACTGCACCAAGATAAACATCACCAGCAGCAGAGATACGAGCAACACCAGCTACACCGTTAGCATCAGCAGTACCAGATAGTTTTACCAAATCACCAATTGCAATGTTGTTAGCTTCACCAGCAGCGACAAAATACATATTGCCTTGGCCGTTAAACGAAGAACCGTTAAGGTGTTTTACCGGACGAAATCCGATAGGCTTATTTGCGTTAGCCATTTATTGAGATACCTTTCAATTTACAAATAAAGATCAATCAGATTCATCCAGTAAAGTATAACACTCACTTGCCACGCTTAGAGAGTGTAACTTTGCCATCCAAACCTTCCTGTTTACCAGTAATGTATGATTCGTTATCATCCACTACTTGTTGTTTAGCAGAGTCCATTTCCTGATAATGATCTTTAGGAACACGCATCAGGATACCTTGTACTCCGCGACCGACATGACGAGAAACAACAGAGCCTTTCTTTGAGGCTTGGTTATCTTCACCAATCACTTGATCCCCTTGTACAACTTCATAACCAAGATCACGCAGGTCTTCAATTCGACCTTCAACATCGTTTGCAATCCGATATTGAAAATTGTCATGATCCAAACCACGAATAGCAAACACTTGACGTGTGCCAGTAATTGATGTACGAACGGGGCGTTTTTCAGCGGCTTTACTAATTGCCATATCCTAATCCTTTTCTATTAACGTGTTGCACTAAGTTGCTTCAGGTATTCTTGTTCAGTCATACCCGGAGAAATACGAAGCATTGTCTTCATAACTTTCTTTTCGTCTTCTGAAAGATCACTGACAGAAAGACCTTTTGAACCACGGAGAGCACCAGCATTATTACCAGCCTCTACAGTTGGTTGTCGTTTTTGATTACCACCGAAACGATCAGGGAAGTTCTTTTTAACTTCACTAGATACATACTCAAGTAAATCTTCAAAAGAGCCAGTCGGGTTTGTTTGTCGATACAGGATACCGGCTTTGTCTGCAAAGTCGTGCATTGCAACGTCTTTAGCGTACCAGTCATTCTGGCCTACCCACTGAGCAAAAGCAGGATGAACTTGTTGTTTTTCCTCTTTCACTTCTTGCTTAACAGCTTTGAACTCTTCTTTTGTTTCGTCAATCTTGTCGTCAAGTTCTAAGACTCGTTCGACATCTCCATCCAACAGAGCTTGTTTCTTCTGTTGTTTAAGTTCTTCAAGGGCTTGTTTGTACCCTGCTTCTCGGGCTTTCTCGTGTTGAGAAAAGATTGTTTTAACAGTAGACTTCAATTCATTCAATTGCTCATGAGAACTCTTAATCTCTTTAAGAAGTTCACCGCGCATGTTGAATGTTTTAGCGTCATACCATTTATCAGGATCACCCGACCATTCCTCTTGTGGACGCCAGCCATTTTTACGGGCGACTGTCTCGTGAGGATCAGCAACAACATCAGGAGTATTATCAGAAACTACTTCGTTATGAATTTCGCTCATACCTATTTAAACCTCTTCAGTTACGATACCTAGCACATCAATATCATTTACGATAGCGTAATCAACACCATCATCGTCTTTAACAAATACACCGCTGTACTTGACATAGTGTACTCGATCACCTACTTTAGCCCAAGGTTCACCGCCATAGTCAACCCAAGCTGTACTGCCAATAGAAACAACAACACCAGTAGTGGATGCTGCTTTCTCTTTCTTCATTTGATCTTCTTGCAGAATCAAACCAAAGCTTTGTGCTTTACGATAAACCTCATCAGTTTCTTCTGGATTGTCAGGTTTAATCAGTACACGATGGCCTGCTGGAATAATCATTCTTGCTCTCCTTCTTCTGACGCGTAGTCCATATTCAAGATGGAACTGTATGCTTCAAGGCGACCAAGTAGACGTCCATGCAAACCTTTATCATCAAGACCTTGACCATCAATCAGTGCATCAACTTGCTGAGATTTCATCTCATCAATAATTAAAAACACAGTTTGAGTTACGTGATCTTTTTTCCAAGCTAGGAATTCTTCGCGGGTTACTTCTTTCATAGATATATTTTCCAATATAGGAGAGGACTACTAGAATAGCTAGGGGAGAACCCCCTAGCCCTTATCACAATTGTCAAGCTTTGACACTTAATTTTTTAAAAAGTTCACATGCCTTGTTGATTTGGCTGTTGAGCTTGTTGCATTTGTGCCATTTGCAGTTGTTTCTGTTGTAAATCGGCTTGATGTTGTTCTTCATCTCGTCGCATTTGAACAGCGTGTGTAACTTGCTCTCTTGTCAATTGATCCATACGAACAATGTTTTCAAGATCATTTGAATACTGGCCTACATTGTTACCAGCTTCAAGTGATTCTGCTGTCGCAATATCCTTAAGTGCAGCAGCACGTTTCTTGAGAGTATCAGATTCATTCTTAGCAGTTTGAACACCCAACTCCATTTCACGAAGACGGACTTCATCAGCCCATTGTTGTTTCTTGAAGTCAAGTTCTTGCTGTTTAATGTCTGGCCCTTGTTGCGGTACTTGCATCAACTGAGCAATGTTACTAATCTTGTTCGCTTTGAGAACATTCTTTACAGCAGCCTGAGGATTAACAAGCCCTGTTTGTAGAAGCCCCATCACTACTTGAGATTGTTGAATTCGTTGTGAATCAGAAGTAACTGTTGGATCAGATGCAGGGATAATATCGCAAGCATCGCCTTGCAAATAATCAGACTGACCAATGACTTTTTGCTCTTCCGCATCTGGATCAATTACCTGAAAGTATTGTTCTTCACCTAAGTACTTTTGATTCAACTTGTATAGCTTCCGTAGTTCTTCTTTGAAGCTACGATGTACTCGTTTAAGAATACCACTGTATACTTTCAATCCTTGTTCAAGTGCAGTTTGATAAGTAGAGTTAGCTGTATTCTGTCCGGGTGCATCTCCAAGCTGCATATCAGTTGTTTGAGCGAGAGTATTACCAGCTTGAATCAACATTTGTAGTAAGTTCAAAAGAACACCACTAGGTTCACGAACAGGTAAAGGAACGATACCTTTACTTAAATCATCGCCAGTACTATTAACAACTTTCCATTCACCCGGCTTGAATTGCCAGCTACCGCCTTTGAGTCGAATGCCTCTTGACAAGAAACCAGATTGCAGGTTAGACTGTGTTCCAGCATCAATCAACTGGTTAATCAGTGTGTCGATTGTCCCGTTAATACCACCAAGCAACAGACCAAAACCTACATCGTAGAATCCACCATCTGGGTTTGGAATAAACGAGTACTTTGTAAAGTAACTTGTCGGCTCAACCTGTACTACCATATTACCACTGAATTGAATATCTTCGTACTCAAACCGAGGAACAATACGCAGAACTTTGTGAGATTGGTAATCAACTGTTACAATGTAAGGCTCATCATATCCATCATCATCCAAGTCTAGATAGGTGTGTTGTTCCAACAGAAGGTGTGGCAGTTCTTCTTTATCAGTGAACGCATAGTATGTTTGATACACACGATCATCAACAACACCCTTATAATCTGACGGAGAACTCAAGTCTTCATCAGAGAACAGACCCATGTTTACTCGAACCTTTACATCATTCTTGTCCATAGTAAATACGTGTGTTACACGAGGACTACGTTCAAGAGTTTTTGTAAAGTAATTCACAACTAGATGTCGTGGAAGAACCAGATCACTACGGTTTACACCAGATACAGGGTCAAAGTAAGTCTTCTTGAACACAGTACCCATGATAGGTAAAGTAGTCAACAAACGGTCTTGTCCTTCTTCCCAATCAGACATCTCTTCGAGAAGCTGATAGGTCATATGCTGGCTAATACGTTCTGCACGATCTTGTTTCAATCCATCAACATCATTACCGTAAGTACGACACTTGACAACATCGGGGGTATTGACGATTGCAGGGTAGGCGCGTGCAGAGAAATTAACAGCAGCCGTAGTAAGCAACGGATATTTAACATTTGAAGCATTAGGCCAAGGGTATGTTTTTTGACGCATGACCTGAGCAGCCAGTTCAACCCACTGTTCTGCTTTAGCCATCCACTCGTAATTAGAGTCAAAATCTGTCTCGAATCCACGGACAACCTTTGCTCCAATTTTCATTACTTCATCTTTGTCAAGTAGCTCTACTACATTAGCTACTTCAAATACTTTAGATAATTTCAAAGTTTTATCCTTATCACAATTTTACGTAGGTACTCCGCCTCTAGCTCCACCGCCGCTAGGGGCCATCCCCCCGCTGTTGCTGTGGCTACCAGCAGAGCCATTCCCGTTAGAGACACTCCGCCCAGACCTATCGTTCTTCCCGCCACCACCTTGACCTGAATTATTATACGTCCTTGGCAAGTCAGGGGCCTTGAACACATAATCAGAACCAAGTTGTTTTAACAAATCTTGTAAGTTCTGGTATGGAGCATTCAATGTGTACCCAGTGATTTGAGGGATTTGGTTTTCTGTTGGGCCACCAGAGAAGCCACCATCTCCTTGACTTGTTGGCGTACTGTATTGTGCAGTCCACGCTTTGCTTGGATCAACCACACCCTGTACGTTATTTGCTTTCCCATCTACAACATTGAACTTAAATCCTGTTGCTGGATCAGTAACATAGAACTGATTGTTTGCCATTTCATAACGAACATTCATTCCATTCTTTGATAATCCAAAAATATCTTGATTTGCTTTTGTTGCATCATAAGCTGGTGCAGGATTTGAATCTGTTGCTTGTGCAGATTGCTGATTGTAACCACTCAAGTATGGCAACAGGTAGTTACTGTAATTTTGTTGTGGTTGTTGATAAGCATAGCTGTTAATCTGACCAGAGGTATTACCCATGTTGTACTGGTTTGTTCCAATACCTTGAGGCTGATTCCCCATCTGGTACCCAGAACCATTGTTCCAAGCACCATACAAAGCATCATACCCTTGACCGAAAGCAGTTCCTTGCAGTTTGTTTAAAGGATCAAATGGATTTGCCATTGTCGTTAATATCCAGTGTAAATGTTACGTCCATCATCAAACGAGTCGGCATCACCGTCCATCTCGTCTAACAACTCTTCTTGTTTTCGTAGGAAATCTTCATACTCCGCCTCTTTATCTGTTGGGCCTTCGTTCATTTTGTCGATTGAAAAGCCCAACCAAGCAAGTGCATCAACAAAGTCGTCATGTCTTGATCTTGGAAACTTCAGCATTTCTTCTTCTGCTGTAAACCACCAATCAGAATCTTTGTTGAAACGAACACCACCAATACGAATACGCGCTTGAATAGACCTAGCACGAGACTCTTTATCTTTGTTTGCTGGATGGAGATTCAAGTTGATAAACGTATTGCTCTTCAACATTCTCTCACGCAAGAATGGGCCAATAGACTTTTCAATCTGACCTTTCTCAAGTGTTACCATTTCAGGATCATACTTCTTCTGTAGTGCTAACAGTGTGTCAACAATATCAGAAGAATCCATACGATCACGTATTACATCCTGAATGTGCAGAAGACCATTCTCATCCATCCCACCAATTACAAACACCGAATAGTCAGAACGACTACCTGTTGTAACGGCCAAGTCACACCCGATGTACCATCTCTTTTTCTTTTTGAAGTCAGCCTCAGTCATTGCAACTAAGTCTTTTTTCTTGAAGAAAGCAGTTGATTCATCAATTGGTGTATTCAAGTATTCCATCGAGTAGACTTCTGGAATACCTTTTTCAAAGTAATCATCTCGAATTGCTTGGAGTGCTTCTTGAGCAGTCTTCATTCCGTTGCGTTCTGCAACAGATTCCCATTTAGATTCCCACAAGATGTTGTTAAACACTTCATCGTGAGCAAGATACTTAGCTGAAATCCATTGACCGAGTTTTGTTCTGGAATAACGAGCTAGTGGTTTGACAACAGTAAACTTAGAGTTCTCCTTTGGCATCAGATTCTCTAACAAAGAATCCATGTGGAGAATCGTACCAACAATACGAAGTCTACCGTGAGCAGACATACAAGGGATTACATCACCATAGAACCAGTTTTTAAACTTGTCTCTACGTTCTTTGGTTTGTGTTGCTTCACTTGATTCCAAGTCGTCGCAGATAACAAGATCAGGGCGAGTACCTTCAAACTTCAAGCCCCGAACCTGCTGTTCTGCACCCTTTACTTGTACTACAAACCGATAACCATCAGAGAACCGAACAATGATTTCTTCTTCTCGGTTACGCTCTAACTCAAACGGCCCGAACAGACTTTGAATGGAGTCGTTGTCAATCAAGTCAATCTTCAATTCATTCAAGAACGTTACAGCCTGAGCCATCGTATTTGCGATAATCAAACAGTAACGTGCTTCTCGAAACAGAAGAGATGCAAGAACAAAAGCATGAGTGATTGCAGTAGATTTTGCATGTGACCGCGGGGCAGACAGGGCTACAAACTTATCGGTTTTTGTAACAAATCTCCACCATTCCTTATGGAACCAAGGGATGTCTGTAGCACCATCAAACCGTTGAATAAGACAAGAATTAACAAAACCTTCAATCGTGGAAGCATCTAGTGAAACAGCACGAGGTTTTGCTCTTTCACCATAATTCTCCTTACTGTAACCCTTCGGAGGCATCAACCCCTGTTGAACTGCTGTCTTCGTCTTCGTATTGGTACTCGCCATTTATCTCTTTTGCCTTCATGAAAGACTTGAACTTCTCTTGTAACTGATTCAAACGTTCATCAACTGACATAGTTGCAGAGATAGATGTTGGTCGATTGTTTACTACCTGCATTTGATTGAATGAACTTTGTAGGATCGTCGAAGCTGTCTTAGCATCAACAGGAACAGTAACCGTTGTTCCATCTCGTAACATTTTGACATCACCTTCAACCAATCGTTCTTCAACAATCTTTGTTGCTTTGTCTACAATTGATGCGAGTCTTGAATCAAGTTGGTCATATCGTTGTGATTTCAGTTCTTCAACTGCATCAATGAACCATTGACTCTTTTTCCAATTCATGAGTGTCTGGTATGGGATTGAAGTTTGACGTTCTACTTCAGCCATGTTTCCAGTAGATACAAACAATGCAGCAGCATGGTATCTTTGTTCAACTGAAGCAATCTCTCTTGCAACCTTACCTTGTCCTCTGTTACGAACTTCACCTACTGATGGCCGACTCCTAGCCATAATGTTTCTCCTGTTGTTTAAATACGGTCGTTGGCCTGCCTGTTATAACGGCAGAACGTAGATTTAGTGACTTCCAGACTTCAGGTGCACCATCCATCCTTCTAGTACTACGCTTCACATCGTATTGGGTGCGGGTTCTCCCACATTGCCCTAACCAACACGGCGCGGCACTGGTGTCTTAGCTACTTCGGTCAAGTTGCGATCTTGCCTGTTTCGCCCAAAGCCACGACTGCAGATCGTGGCAAACTCAATGCCGCTGCGTGTTGGCCCTCCTTTTAAGGTAGGAGGCACACCTCAGAACCAATACTCCCAGTTCTCGCTCAGGCTCCACGTAGTGTGCTTGTCTTTCGACAGTCGCCTCCAGATACCAGAGTCTTCCAGTACGTCTACTGGCTAGATATATCTAAGACAAGATATGTCTAAAGAAGTTCAATAATTTATCTCAAAATAATACTTGCTTCAGAAACGCTCTACAATCGTCTGAAAATACCCCCTACCTTTTGCCGAGTATGTTTGGAACGCAACAATCGATTCTAGGCCCACTAGCGTGTCAGCAATCGGTACTTTCTCTTTTACTTGTGTATGCATTTCTAAACTTACCGATATGAACATACCTGTACGAGTTCGACAGATAGTGTTTTGTCAACAGCAAGAGAGATTGTGTAGTAGCAACGGAAGAAAGAAGTATCAACAGAAGAATAAGAAAGGATAAATATATTTATTAATGTATTTATGTTATAGCTAAGGTGAGTTATAGCTAAGTATAGTTATAGCAATGTATAGTTATAGCAATGTATATATGTATTAGCAATGTATATAGCTATATATGTATTTATCAACATATGTATTTATATATATATATATTTATGTATAGATGTATTAATATATTTATTAATATAT